ACTGCTTACATGACAAACGAAGATGCTTCTCTTTCTAATCGCATGATTGAAGATGTTCTTCAGCGTCAACAAGTTGGTGCAGCGTTCAAACTTTATACAGATCGTGTATTTAGTGCTGGAAGCGTAAGTGAGACTCTCAGTCGCTCAATCAGCTTTGACGCAACATTAACTTCTGCTTCCTTAGGTGTTTCTCCTGATGAGGCTCAATCAGTAACAGTTAATTTCCGTCCTGCTGGAGTTCCTACTTTCGATTTTAGTCGTTCATAATAGTAACGGAATCGGAATGTTCCACTAACCCTGCTCCTTGCAGGGTTTTTTATTGACTATTGAGCTATAGTAATAGCACATAAATAATTACTATGGCTACCAGTTCTAGATCGCTTCGTGCAATAGATCGTTTAAAGAAGGCTGCAAATTTAGAGGCAGTAAAGAAAGAAGTTGAACTATCCGATGGTTCTGTTTTTGAAATGTGGGTTACTCCATTAACAATGTCAGAAAGAGAAAGAGCACAGAAAGGTGCTAAATCTGATGATGCTAATGAGTTTGCACTAAGGCTTTTAATGACAAAAGCACAAGACGATACTGGGCATAGATTATTTGCTATGGGAGAAATAGACGTTTTAAAAAACGAGGTAAAGGATGCTGATTTGCAAAAGTTAATGCTTGCTGTAATTACAGACGATGAGGATCAGATTGACCCAAAGGACTAAGTAAGGAGCTGCGTAAAGACAATTTATTAATGCTTCAGTTTGCTATAGCTAAAGAATTAGGTAAATCTTTAACCGAGATAAGACAAATGACGGTGGAAGAAATTCTTGGATGGAGTGCTTATTTTCAAGTTTTAAACGAAGATCAGGAAGAAGAAATGCGAAAAAACCGCAGACGTAGGTAAACTAAAGTGAAAAGAAGCGATGGATCGTGAGCTTAGAAACCAAAATTGATATTGTTGTCAAGAATCTGAACCAACTGAATAAGTTGGCAGATAATTTAAAGGGAATAAATAAGAATACTTCTGAGGTCGCTAAAGGCTTAAGTAAAGTTCAAGATAGTTTAAACAAGATAAATAGTGCAAATTTATCTGGTGTAGAGAAAAGTCTCAGCAATATGAGAGATAGTGCGGACAAGTTAAATAAAGTTCTTGGAAAGGACATGGGCTTTTCTAGTGCCTTTAAAGGTATTGCCAAGTCCGCAAGTAACGCAGCCGAAAGTTTTTCTAAGGGATTTAGCAGAAGTATGTTTAATTCTGCTGCTATAGGCATAGGAAAAGTTGGTCTTGCTGGAGGTGCTTTAAAAGCGAGTCTTGCTGGAGTTAGTGGTCAATGGACGTTGATCGCTGCTGCAATGATGGGTTTTGGCCCACAGATTGTTTCTTCAATACTCGGAATATCGCAGGGATTAATAAAAGTTACTGGTGGGTTGAAGAATCTTGGTCGTTCTACTCAAGAAACCCTTATAGGGATGACGGGTGGAATAAGGAATATGAAGATTGAGATCGAGAATACGACTCAAGCTTTCAAAAATATGCTTGTTGGAGGTTCGTTGAACGAGCTAAATATGCACGTTGCGAACGCTAAAAAAGAGATGCAAAGTTTCTGGCACATGACCAGAGGAGCAGAAGAAGGAGCTAAAAAACTTGCCGCTGCGATGAGAGCACAGTCTAAGGAACAAAGAGCAATCAATGATTTATTGCTTAAAGCTCAAGGTAAAGCAACAACTGGAGAACAAGCGGATAATAAAAGAGCATTAGACGCATTTAAAGCAAAAACAATAAAATCGCAGGAACATGCTGAACAGTTAAAAGCAGATGCGGCAGCAGCAGCAGAACGTAAGAAGCAAATATCACATCTATTGTTAAGACGCAAAATTAAAAATAGAGAACGAGCAGCAGATAGAAAACAGAGGCAAGAACAAGCAGCAGGAAGACAAAAAGAGAATTTAATGCTTGGAGCTGGTTTCCCTCTTTTATTTGGAGGAGGAGTTGGTTCTGTCGGTGGTGGTGTTGGTGGTGCGTTACTTGGAAACAAGATGGGTATGCCTGGATTTGGTGCTCAGATTCTTGGTAGTGCGATAGGAACAATGATGGATACTGCTGTCCAAAAAGCAGCAAAACTAGGTGAAGCTCTTCGTACCGTAAGTATGGATGAGTTAGTTGATTCAGGTGTTCGTCTAAGTGCAGAACTGCAAACTCAAATAAGTCTTCTTACAAAGGCGGGAGATATAGAAAAGGCAAGAGCTTTGGCAGCTCAACAAGTGCAAAAACAAACAGGAGCTTCTGCTGGATCTCTTCAAGACGTAAATAACGCTGTAAATCTTGTTAAGGCTGCATGGAATGATGTCGTTGGTGCGGTAGGTGCGTTTTTAGGGATTATTAGTTCGCCAGTTCTTGTCGCCTTAAGTGCAATGTTAAAGCTTGTAGCGATGGCTTTTGCAGGATGGAATAAATTATTCGGTCTTATAAGAGATGGAGTTATGTGGCTGATGAACAAACTTCCTCCTGGTGTTAATGACTTTATTGCTGGGCTGGTAGATGGTGTAAATCCTGCATTACAAGAGTCAATAGCTAAAGCAACTGAACTAGGAAATAAAATGAGGGATAACGCTGCGATGTTAAGGAGAGAATTAGAAATAAGATCTGCCATGCCTTTAGGTGGTTCATTTGAAAATCAAAGAGCAAGGGTTAAAGGTGAATCTCAAATTAAACTAGAAAAGTTTGACAGAGAAACTAATAAGTTAAGAAAAGAAGGTTTTGCAAATAACGAAAACTTTGATGTAGCTGCTTTTGACGCAGAAAGAGCAGCAGGAAAGGATTTGATATTTAAAGATCAGTTAGACGCTACAACCAAAATAAATCAACAGGAAGATCAACTACTAGCTAAATTAGAAAGACAAAATGAACTTAAGGGGGCTCTTCTTGGTATAGATCAGAAGATTGCACAGGCTAGATCAGACGAAGATAAAGAGCTTGAATTTAGGTTGAACGCACAAAAAGAAATAGCAAGTATAACAAGTAAGTTGATGGAAGATACTGCTGGTAAAGATGATGCAGAAAAACAGCTTAAAATTGAGGAAGCGAAATTAGGTATAGCTAAAGTTAATTTTGCTTTAGAAACAAAAATAGACGAATATAGAAAGGAAAGAAAACAAGAAGCAGAAGATGTATTAGCTGATCTACAAAAACAAAATGATTTATTACAAAGCAAGATAGACGGTAACGAAGACGAGATTACACAACAACAAACAATTGAAAAAATAGTAGACAGGATAGGAATTAAGTACAAAGATCAGGTAACAGATCTAGTAAAGAAAAATGCTGAATTAAAGGAGACAGCTAAAAACACTGAAGAGGTAAATAAACAGTGGGAGAAGATAAAAGACACAATTGCATCGGGATTAACTAACGCAATAATGGGATTAATTGATGGCACTAAATCTCTAAAAGAGTCACTAGCTGGTATTGCAAAACAAATTGCAGCCATGATCTTACAAAAAGCAATATTAAATGCTATACCTTCTTTCGGTTCTGGAGGGGTTACAACAGGATCTGTTTCTTCCCTGCCTAAAGTCGTCACTGCGGCTCAAGGTGCTTATTTTGGAAATGGTATTAAGCCTTTCTCTACTGGAGGCATGGCTACAAGACCTACTCTGGGATTAATAGGAGAAGCTGGAGAAAGTGAATATATAATTCCAGCCTCTAAGATGGCTGCAAGTATGCAACGGTATTCAGCAGGTGCTAGGGGTGAAGCTGTAATTCCTGGAACTGGTTCGTCTTCGGGTGCAGGTGGTGGAGCTTCTACAACTGTTAGTTACTCTGGTCCTATTCTTAACTTCAACTCTGAAGAGTTTGTTCCTAAATCCGCTGTAGGACAAATTATTGCAACTGCTACAGCTCAAGGTGCTAAGGCTGGAGAAAGTAAAACCTTAACTACACTAAGAAATAGTAGAAGCACTAGATCGAGGCTAGGAATGTAATGACTGTTGTTGCTTTAACCGCTTTTGTCAGAGTTGAAACTAAGACTGGAACACTAAAATATAGGTTCCAAAATGGAAAATACGATGCAAATGTAGGAGGTCATACATATCTATCTTTTATCTATCAAGGTGCAGCAATGAGTAGGACAGGAGATAATTTAGAGGCATCGTTGATACTTGCAAATAATCCTGTAAGCATGAGTAGAGTTAAAGAATTTGTAGAGGAGAAGTACTACATTGATGTTGAGACACATTTAATGGATGAAGATTTCAATAAAAAACAAACTGTTCCTTTAACAAAAGAATATTGGTTAGCTGCTGGGATGAGATACGATCCAGAAGCAATTGAATTGTTGTTAAGTTCTGCTATTGATGCTGTTGGGGCCCAAGTCCCTCAAAAGACTTTATCGACAGAACAATGTAAACAGTTACCCTTAACAGGAACAATCCAAAACCGTTGAAGCCCCACGAATTAATAGGACTTGAATACCGTTTAGGGTCTGATCCTGTTAAACATGGGACTGGAGATTGCCTGTCTTTGGTTCGTACAGTATTGGCTCATTATGGTTTTACTGTTCCCAAAGGAGAGCGTGATTGGTATAGAAGGTTAAAAAGAAAAGACTATAGTATCTTTTTTGAAGAATTAAATCGGTGGGGAGTTGAATCACCCCCTAAACTAGGAACAATTGGTTTATGCAAATCAGATGATGGTTATGGCATGGCTGCTTATTACGAGGAAGGATGGCTAAGTTACCGAAAAACATTCGGAGGCCAGGTGGTGATTTGGTGTCCGCTAGACAACCTTTTGGTAGAAGGGTGTTACTTCCAACGGAAGCAGATCTGTGTAACCTCCTTGGAATAACAGAAGAAGAGTATTGGCAATTTGTTGAACAGGTAGCAGCTAAATCAAAAGAAAGACCAAAAGGCTACGAGCATATCCCAGATATTACATGTGACCCTATTACAGCCTTATTTTTTACACAAGCAGGAGCACTAACTCTTTTTGGACAAATTGCAGTTGGTATTGCTCTAACTTATATTGCGTATCTTTTAACACCTAAGCCAGATACAAGCCAAGGTTCAAATAGAAGAACTGCTGATATTGGGGGTACAAGAAGGTTTGCCCCTCAATTTAGTTTTAACAGTGTCCAAGATTTAGCAAATTTAGGTGATATTATTCCCCTTATTTTTGCTAAGCGTGAGGGTGTTTTAGGAGGAGTAAGAGTAAATTCTCAGCTCGTATGGTCACAAATAATAAGTTTAGGTACTTATCAACAACTAAAAATATTAGGAATGTTTTCTTTAGGCGAATTATACGAAGCTCCAGCGTTTGAAGGATATGCAATTGGAGATTTGTTGCTACATAACTACAACGAGAAGAAGATAAAATTAGTCAATAATAATATTCCTTTTATAAAAAGAGGAAGTGTAAGTAACAAAGAGAAGTTTAAAATCGATAATCAAGAATGGTTTTCAGGAACAAGAAACCCCACTACACAAGCAACATTTGGTCTGTGTAATCCTGTTCCTAATGCTACTTATTTTAGATTGCCCTACGACCTGGTTCGTATAGCGACAAGTTTAGATGATGATACAGTTCCACCTGCAAGACAAGCACTTGCTAAAAGAAGAAAGAACTTAGGTAAATGGCCCGCAAGAGCAGGGGTTACAAGAGTTGAAAACATTGGATCTGCTAATGCAGCTCAAATTAAACTAGGTAATGCAGATGTACCTAAAGATGCAAAAATCTTTTATCAAGTAATAGGAGGAGGTTCCGTTGGTGATAATAGAGCTTATCAAAAGGACTGGAAAACTAAAGTAGGTAATGACCCTGGTTATATGGAGCATGGAGTTGCCGATGTTGATTCTATAAGTCAGACAATGCGAGAAAAGGCTGATACTGATATTTCTTATGGTGAACAATATATGCTTGGGACGGCTTTAGTTAGATGTGAAGCTGCTAGTGAAGTCCCTTGGGAAAATGGAACAGGTGACAAGTCTTATGAGTTTGTTGTTCTCGAAAAAGGAAGAATACAGTGTACGCCAAATCCGCATTTATCAACCCATATTAACAATCCAAAATGGTATAACAATACTGGTGATTACTTTCAACTTTACGCTAGAAACGATAAATTTTATTATCAACAATATGAAGATGATTTAAACAATCCAACAACAACATATACATTTCAAAAGGCTGTTGTTGGAACAGTTTCTGATAATAGAAACTGTGACATAACGGAAATAGGACTTAAGTCTAAGGTATTTAAACAAATATCTTTTCCAAATGTAAATAGTAAACCAACTGAAGCGGCCTTAGATAGTATTTACAACGGAAAATCAAGTTTACAATTAGGTAATGTTAATAAGTACATTACGAGGTATAGCTTCTTCAAACTTCAGATAAGACGAGTGGGTCTGTCTAGTGTTCCTGCCTGGCAGGATGTTATCCCCAAACCTTCTGAAGTCTCAGGGCATAGTGGTCTTTTTTGTGTAAAAGGAAGTAGTCCTGAAGTTCAATATAATTACATAAGAATCGAACATCCTGCATATCAATATGAATATAGATTTCTACCTTGGTCTGGTACAGATGTTATTAAAAAAGTTATTAATGGCACCAGTATAAAAGTTAGTCTTTTAAACAGTAATAATGCTATTGACGATACAAAATTAAAGAGCTTTACTTCTACAATACCTAGTATTATTGTTAGATTTGCAGGAAATAAAGAGCTTAGTTTAACAAAAGAAGATTTAAGTAATCCAGAGTGGAATTTAGGAAATTCAGATACAACTAATCCTAATGATCCTGCATACACGGGATCAACATCAAGAGTATCTACTTTTTATAAAATTAAAAGACTACTTACGGATAATCAATACAGTAGTGATAGTAATGCTTCTGAAATTAGATATTCAGGTGAAGTTCAAACTCAATGGACAAGATATTATAGTCCTAAAGGAACAAGTGTTTATAGAGCAGGAAATTCAGGATCGTATAGCACTGTTAGTTATGTTTCAGGGGAAAACCATACTTTGATTTTAAGGTCAGGGCTTCTGTTTAATTTATATATAAATCCCGATCATGTTACAGAGAACGAAGAACAGAAAGATGGCCCTGCATGGGGAAATGTTGTTGTTGGTGCGTATGAGGAAGAGGATGAACAATCTGTATTTGGTGGAAATACAGTTGGTAAGACTGTAACTGGAGTTGCATTTCATTACACCAATAAAGAAACTGGAAGAGCGGGTAAATACTATCCAGTTATAGATCCCACAATTCCTGGTTCTGGACAGGATTCTGGCGATCCAGGTTACGGGCATCCTATTGTTACGGGTTATCCAAAGGGAAGACCAGATTTATATTATGTACGTCAGGTAGAGACTGTTCGTGTAGATGCTCCTCAAGTAACTTTAAATGATGGAACTACTTTTCCAAGAGAGGTTACTTTAATTTCTAATTCTCCAGCTAGCGGAGCAAAGGTAATACTGAATCTTTGGTATAAAAGTTCTACTAATCAAACTTACGCTGAATGGTCATACATTGCTGGTACGGGTACTTATTTCTTTAATGGAGTTACGGTAACAATTCCGAAAATTTATCTTCAAGGTATTTCCAGCACATCTGGAACTGAGATTTTCCCTGGTGAAGACATGACAGTTATTGTTGATGGATTTATACGTGTACCTGTTGAAGGTACTGAATTAAATCCTTATGATGCTGCTGCTGATTACTGGATATTTGATGGGGATAAATCAAGCCATTTAGAAGGTCCAGAGCATGAAATTGTTTACTGTAATGAAATAGTAAAAGATACAAGTTCTAACTATGAAAATTTAGCCTATGCAGCTTTATCCGTTAGTAGTTCAAAGGAATGGACAAGCTTTACTCAATTTTCTGCCTACTTTAAAAACGGAATTAAAATACATCGTTTGATAGAAGGTTCAGACGGTCCAACACATTTATTTCCAGATATTGCATACGCATTATTAACAGATGAAACATTAGGAGCTGGAGCAGTTATTAATACAAACTCTGTAGATGAAATAAACATGAAAAAAGCAGCAGAATTTTGTAAGGGAAATAAATTCTTTTGGGACGGAATGATTTCAAATAGAGTTAATTTAAGAGATTTTATATTTGAGCAATCTACTTATTGTTTATTAGATTTTACAATTGTTGGAGGTAAGTTTAGTTTAAGACCTTCGGTTCCATACAGAACAGGTGATTATACGATAGACCATAATCAAACTATTAAAATTAGTGCGTTATTTACGGATGGCAATATAAATAATTTAAGCATATCTTTTATTTCTTCAGACGACAGACAACCATTTCAGGCAAATGTCTTGTACAGAAAAGAGACAGAAAATGGATTTCCAGAAACAAAGTCAACTGTAGTAAGACTTGCTGGATCTGCACACGAAAATGACCCTGTAGAAACCTTTGATTTGAGTGGTTTTTGCACAAGTGAACAACATGCTAAAACTTTTGGAAAGTACGTTATAAGTTCCAGACAATTAACAACGCATGTAGTTAGTTTTAAGACAGCTCCTCATTACATAGAAGGTTTACAACCAGGAGATTACATAAGGGTTTATTCAACAATTCAACATACAGATAGATTTGAAAACGGGGCTATTCTTGACGGAGGCAAAGTAGTAAGTAAAGATCCAATTACAGGTACAAATAGTTTTTACTACTGGGATCCAAATAAAACAAACGGTGTTGATCTTGCCGTAAATGTTAATTTCAATAGTTCAAGTGCATTAGAAAGTTACGCTGGTTCGTTATTTACAATTCGAAAAGCAGATAAAACCAACCAGTGTTACAAGGTGGAGAGTATTACGTTTGGAGATGATGGGTTAATTGAGCTATCGGGATCTCATGTGCCTTTAATTGATGTAGGTAATGGAAAAGACGGAAGGTTAGCTATATTGGATGGGTGGAATAGTAACGGACGTTTCGCTTAAAACACAATGGCAACAGGAGCACAAGCTTTTCCAGATTTAACTCCTTCAGGAAGAACATATAAACCTGGAGAAATTCCTATGTCTGAGTTTGTCTCCTTAGACGGAGTTAAAACTCATTTGCGTTACGGAAATAAAAGGACAGATGCAACCCTTTCTTTGTCTTTTTCCAACTTAAATGATGAAGAAGCTGGCTGGATATTGGATCATTATCGTATTGTTACCCAAAATTGGCAGAGTGCTACTGAAAAGACTAGATGGGTTACTTTCTCTAATGATGGGATGCTTAAGGGTGTGAAAGGTTCAACTTCAGTAGCAAAGGCAGGAGGAGGTTATTCAAGTGATCTTCGTGCCCATATAAATTCAGGTAGTGGAGGTACAGATGGAGCTCTTAGATGGAGGTATTCTTCGGCACCAACTGTAACCAGCGTGTTTCCAGGAATTAGTAATGTTAGTTGTAGTTTTGTCGCTTGTCTCGATTCACCGTAGAATAAACGCAATGTTTTTATTTTAAGGCTGTGGGACGTTATTTTAGTGGGAAAGATGGAAAACTATTAGTAGGTGGCACCGCAGTAGGCCAACTACAAAACTGGAGTTTTTCTCAGTCAATGTCCATTCTTGAGATCACAGCAATGGGTGATACTGATAGGACTATTAAGCCAGGAGTCAGAAGTTATTCAGGTAGTGCAAGGGCTTATTACTATACAAGTACTTCTACCTCTGCCCCTAACGTAACTAGTTTATTGGCAGCAGCTTTAAAAAGTAGTGGTACTGATTCAAGTGTTGTTCAGCTAGTGCTTAGAATGGAGGAAGTAGCAGATTCGGCTACAAATGCTAGGGACATTACGTTTAACGCTTATATCACATCAGTTTCTATGAGTAGTTCTGTAGGAGAGATTTCTTCTGTTGATTTTAATTGGGAAGCAGACGGAGCACCAGTTGGTGACACTATTACTACTTAATTGTGGCTGTTTATTTTGGACAAAGTGGTGAAGTAGAGATTCGTAGAGATACGTTATTATCTTCTTTTCAGACCACATTAGATCCCCATGATGTAAACACATCAACCAAAAGATTTTCAGTTGATAGGTCTTCTGGATCGTTGATTACTGGAGATCGTGTAGAGATTGCAACAGTCGATAAAAGTACTTTAGAACTTGTTAGTGGTCATAATCATCCAGACGGAAATTGGTATGTTTATGTAGATAAGATGGGCGGAATAAGATTATTTGATACGTTTGCGGCTGCCATAACGGGAAAACAGGCAGATGCTTTAACGCTTGTTACTCCTAGTGCTTCAAAAGATGTCACCCTAAAAACAGTCAACTCTCGGTATAGACATTTAGCAAGAGTACAAGACTTTGAAATCACTACGAATAGAGATCAAATAGATTTAACACCTTTAGGTGCTCAGTTTAAAAAGCAGTACGAAGCAGGACTGATTAGTGGTCAAGGAACTTTGAGTTGCTTATGGGAACACAGTTCAGACCTAGCTGATAATACTACTGCTCAAGATCCAGAGTTTCCTTTCTATCTTGCTCAATTAATTATTCGCCTTCAGCAAGGAGCTGACTTTGACGGACGTTTTTACATATATAAATCAAGTGCGACTTCTTTACATACAGTGTGGTATGAAGCTAGTTGTGTAGTAACAAATGTTGCTGTTAGTGTTTCTGCGAGCCAAGCAATAACAACAAGAATTGAATTTATAACGAATGACGTAATCACTTTAAATACAGGAGCAACACCTGGGTACTTGTTACAGGAAGATGAATATAAGATTCTCCAAGAAGATCAAAGTCCCATATTGCTCGATCAGCCGTAATATATGTCTATTGGTTCTTAGTTAAGGGAAATGCCTGATCTTGAAATTAGTAATCTGCCTTCGTTAGCAGAAGCAGGTATAGCAGCGACAGACCCACTAGCCATTGCAGACCTGAGTGCTAGTGAAACAAAGAAGGTAACAGTAAAGGATCTTATTGAAGCTGGTGTTGCTCTAATTGATGCAGGTTCTATTCCGTCTGCGAAAGTGGCAGCTCTTGGAACGAACCAAGTTGCAACAGGTTCAATAATTGATGGAGCAGTAACGAATGTAAAACTAGCTAATTCAAGTGTCTCGTTAGGCGGTATCTCAATATCTTTAGGTGGAACAGATGCTACTCCTGCATTTAACCTTGTAGATGCTACTGGGTACCCGACCTCCTCTTTAACGGGAACGATAACAAATGCACAGTTAGCAGGATCAATAGCCAATAGTAAACTTACTAATTCTTCTGTTTCCTTTGGAGGTATTTCATTAAGTCTTGGTGGAACGGATGCAACTCCAGCTTTTAACCTTACGGATGCAACGGGCTATAAAACAACAGAACTTGTAGGAACAATAACTAATGCTCAATTAGCGGGATCAATTGATATATCTAAACTTGTAGGCTCAACTGTTTCCCTTGGTGGTGTATCAATTGCTCTTGGTGGTACAGACGCAACTCCAGCATTTAACTTAACGGATGCGACTGGATACCCAACATCTTCTCTTGTTGGGACTATAAGTAACGCTCAATTAGGGGGTTCAATTGCTAATGCAAAACTAGCCAATTCTTCTGTTTCTCTTGGTGGTGTATCAATAGCTTTAGGAGCGACAGATGCTACTCCTGCCTTCGATCTAACTGATGCCACAGGCTACCCAACATCTTCATTAGTTGGAACGATTACCAACGCACAGTTAGCGGGATCTATTGATGTTTCTAAACTTGCAGGAACAACAGCAATATCTTTAGGTGGAGTTTCCATAGCTTTAGGCGGAACGGACGCTACCCCAGCATTTAATCTCTCTGACGCTACAAATTATCCTACTGCCTCTTTATCGGGAACAATAACTAATGCACAATTAGCAGGATCAATTGCTAATTCTAAACTAGTTAATTCCTCTGTAAGTCTTGGAGGAATTACTGTTGCTTTAGGTGCTTCAGATGCTACCCCTGCTTTTGATTTAACAGATGCAACTGGGTATCCTACTTCATCCTTAGTTGGCACAATTACCAACGCACAATTAGCGGGATCTATAGCATCTTCTAAACTTGTTTCTTCTACTGTTTCTTTAGGAGGAATTACTGTAAGTCTTGGCGGTGCTGACGCTACACCCGCATTTGATTTACAAGATGCTACAGGTTATCCGACTACAGCATTGGTTGGAACAATTACTAATGCACAATTAGCAGGAAGTATTGCGGCTACTAAGTTAGTTTCAGGAAGTATAACTTCAACTCAGTTAGCATCAAATTCCGTAACAGACACCGAACTCGCGAACAACGCTGTAGATACTGGAGCTGTTCAAAATGCAGCAATTACAAACGATAAGGTTGAGACATCAACTTCTGCTACTACAGGTTTAGATGGTGCGACAAAAATTAGAGATGCTTCTATCACAGCAGCAAAATTAAATACTTCTAATCTGGATCGTTCACTGAATGTAGCGAGTGGAAATCTTGGAATTAATAACGTAATAACAGCAGGAACTCGCTCTGGGATCACGTTTAATGCCCAAGGACTCATAACTTCAACAGTTGATCTTGCAGCTAGTGACTTACCAATAGCAACGACTTCAGCAGTTGGAGGTGTTTCAGTAGGGGCTGGTTTAAGTGTTACTAACGCTGGTGCGTTATCTGTTTCAAATAGCATTACCGCCAATACTTCTGGTGCAGTAAAGGTTACATACAATGCTCAAGGAGCAATTACAGGTAGTTCTTCTCTTGCTGCTGGAGATCTACCAACTGCTACTACGTCAGCTAAAGGTGCTGTACAAATAACATCTGGGGGAGGCTTATCTGTTGATGCTAGTGGTAACTTATCAACTTCTACAAGTGGAGTTAGTGCTGGTACTTATCAATCAGTTGTTGTAGATGCAAAAGGTGTAATTACTTCAGGTGCAGCATTAACGGCTGCATTGATTCCTGATCTTGCTGCTGCAAAGATAACAAGTGGAACATTAGATGCGGCAAGGATAGGAGTAG